ATGAGGTAAACTATGGCTGACGAACAACCCGACGAGGGATTCGTTGACGATTCCGAAGAAGAGGAATCAACCCAAGCCCCTGAAGCAAAAGAAGCGGAAGAGGCTGAACAGGAACCAGCAGAAGAGGACGAGGAGGACTCGGAAGAGCAAACCGAACCGACCCCTGAAGTGGAGACTGTCGAGTTCGAGGGGCAAGAATATAATATACCCCCGGAATTAAAAGACGCATTCCTTAAAAATAAGGATTACACGACCAAGACTCAGGAGATGGCGGAACAACGGAGGACTCTGGAGACCGACAGACAACGGTTCCAGGAAGCCATTCAGTTGCAAGCCGCCCATACTGAGGCTTACACCCAACTCGGCATACTTGACCAGCAACTAGCTCAATACAATGAGTTAGACTGGAATACATTGGCTGCCCAAGACCCAAATGCCACGCAACAAGCGCAAATACAGATGGGTGCGTTACGGGAACAAAGAACACAAGCTCAGGAGAAACTGCAATTTCTACACGCTGAATCTCAACAGAAGGCCCAAGCACAAAGGGCGAGTATTGTTGAGCAAAATCACGCCAAGGTAGAGAGGTCAGTCCCTAACTGGAGTTCGGATACCGAAAAGGCTGTTTTTGACTATGGGATACAAAGCGGCCTAACCGAGAGTCAACTGGCCGGGATAGATTACGATCCTGTTCAAATAGGGATCTTAAATAAAGCCCGACTATTTGACGAACTTAAACAGAAGCAGACCGGCTCGAAACCCAAGAAGTCTGAACCTGTCCCGCAAGCCACGAGGGTAAAACCCAAGAGGACTGCCCAGAAGGGATTGCATGACAATCTAAGTGTGGACGAATGGATGAAACGTCGGGAGGCTCAAGTAGCTAAACGAGGTTAAGTATGGCTAATACAACTTTAACTCCGACTGCGGTTACCCGCGAGGCTTTGCGGATACTGCACCAGAAGTTGAACTTTGTAGGCACGATTAATCGTTCCTATGATTCATCTTTTGGTAAGAGCGGTGCAAAGATAGGCGACAGTCTGAAGATACGTCTGCCGAATCAATACACCGTAAGATCCGGGGCGGCACTCTCTTCACAAGACGTCGTGGAGTCGAGCGTAACTCTCCAGGTTGCCACCCAGAAGGGTGTCGATACCACATGGACTTCTGACGATCTTTCGTTGGATATAGATGACTTCGGTTCGAGAATTCTCGAACCAGCAATGTCAGTCCTGGCGGCGAACATCGAGTCCGACGCTATGTCCATGTATAAGGATGTCTATAACAACGTGACGGACGTTGGCGCGACAATTACATCCAACGATGTAATGACAGCGTCAAAGGTGCTGACTGACAATCTGGCACCGTATGACAATCGTTGCTTAAACCTGTCGACTCAGGACAACCTTGACTTGGTTGAAGCCTTAAAAGGTCTCTATAATGACCGTACTAATGTAGGCAAAAACTACAAGGAAGGCCGTGTGGCTTCTAACACATTCGGGTTCTCCGAAATTATGGAAAATTCCATGTGGCCGCAGCACACGTCTGGTACTGATGACGGCACGGGCGACTATTTGGTGAATGATTCTGGCACGATAGCCGAGGGATCGACTTCGATCACCACGGATACCGGCGCTGGGACATTCTTAATAGGCGATATTTTCTACTTCGCTTCCGTATACGCCGTCCATCCTGAGACCAAGGCAACGCTCACGAAGTTGAAAGAGTTTACCGTTACGGCGAACTCCGGGACTTCTGCCACTACAATCAGTTTCTCTCCTGCGCTGCATAGTTCGGGTGCGAAACAGAATGTTAGTGCGATGCCGGCCAATAATGCCGCTTTGCATAAAAACGAAAGCGACCAGTCTACTGATATAGCTGCAAGCGCCGATTACGGTGTTAGCCTTGCGTATCACAAGGATGCTTTCTGCTTTGCAACGGCTGACTTGATCATGCCTCAGGGCGTTGACTTCTCAGCGCGAGAAGTTATGGATGGAATATCCATGAGAATTGTACGGGATTACAGCATCAGTGCTGATACGTTCCCGACAAGGATCGACGTTCTCTACGGGTACAAAACCATCAGGCCAGAACTAGCCTGTCGTATCCAGATGAACTAACCCCACAGGGAGGGCTTCGGCCCTCCCACTTCTTTAGGAGATAAAGATGCCAAAGTGGATGTATCAAAAAGTTAAGGGCGAGATCGTTTCCAAGCTCTTCCAGGATGACGACTCTATTCCGAAAGAGTGGAAAGAAAGCCCTGGCGAAGCTGAAAAGAAACCAAAGAAGAAGTAAATGGCTTTAACGAATTTTGCGACCTTAAAGACCGCGATAGCCTCGGAGTTCTCACGCTCCGACACGGGCTTCACTAATGCTGTCCCTGACTATGTACTGAGGGCGGAAGCGGTTCTGAACAGGCGTTTGAGAACGCACCAGATGCGGGCAACGGCGACGGTTACCATTTCGTCCTCGGCAAGCACCGCCTCTCTGCCTACGGGCTTCCTGTCGGATATTGGATTACACTATACGTCCGACTTGAGTCAGTTAACCCCGGCGACAGACGCTGATCTGGTCTATTGGGGTGCAACGGATTCAGGCCAGCCTCGTCTCTACAGAGTAGGTGCGACGGTGTACGAGTTCGAGCGACCGGCGGATCAGTCTTATGCGACTAAAGCAGTTTACTACAAGGCCAATAATTTAACGTCTGATGCTACTAACTGGCTGATGACCAACTATCCCGATGCCTACCTTTATGCGTCGTGTTTCGAGGCTGCGGCTGCAAGACAGGCCAAGGACAGGATGGCAATATACAAACCTCTAAGGGACGAGATTATCGAGGAGATCAACCGTCTTAACTCTAAGACCCAGGGCAGGGTCAGAATGAGACACGATGCGAGCCTTGCAAGAGGGAATCAGTTTAACATCAACACGGGCGGTTATTTATGATTCCGTTCGGTGAGTTTGCGCCTGATCAACCAGCCCTCGACGCCGGGGGTCAGTTTAGTACGGTTGCGAAGAACGTCATCCCAAGGACGAAGCACTCCTATGCTCCTTTGGGAACATTGGCGGCATTGACCGGCGCTCTTGATAATAACTGTCAGGGCGCGGCGGCGTTCAGGGATTCAACAGGCGCGGTTAATTCATTCGCAGGGGATACAAGTAAACTCTATAAGCTCTCCAACACGACTTACAATGACGTAACAGGATCGACAACGCCCTCAGTTGCTGACGATGACACATGGCAGTTTGCCAAGTTCGGTGAGAGAATTATAGCGGTCTGCGGTCATGCTACGAATACCCAGAGCTATGTAATGAACAGTTCGAGTACCTTTGCCGATCTTGACTCCGACGCTCCACGGGCAAGACACATAGCCCAGATTAAAGACTTCATCATGCTGGGGAATACCTACACCTCGGCGGATGATTCAGTAGCGAACAGAGTCCATTGGTCAGCGATAAATGATCCCACCGACTGGCCGACCATTGGAAGTGCAGACGCAGCGAGCAAGCAAAGTGACAGACAGGATCTTCCTTCTGGAGGATGGATTCAGGCGATCACGGGAGCGGTAGGTGGTACGGACGGAGTTATTTTCATGGACAACGCCGTGTATCGCGTTATTTATTCAGGCCCGCCAACGGTGTTTGAGTTCTACGAAGTTGAGAGAGCCAGAGGGACGATAGCCCCAAGAAGTGTCGTGAATATAGGGGACTCGTGTTTCTATCTTAGTCGGGACGGGTTCTTCCAGTTTAACGGTCAGGATTCCATACCGATAGGTGATCAGAAAGTAGATAAGACGTTCTTTTCAAGATACACGCAGGATTATCCTCACCTGGTATGGGGAAGTGCCGATCCAATTAATAAAGTCGTGATGTGGACATACCCCTCCGCATCGACTTCAAACGCGACAAAGGCGTTGATATATAACTGGAGCCTTAACGAATGGTCTGAGGCGGAATTTAATTCTCAGGTGTTATTCACCGACCTGACCCAGGGTTATACTTTAGAAGGCCTGGACGATGTCGAAAGCCAGATAGAAGACCTTCCCTATAGTCTGGATTCGAGGATCTGGACGGGGGGCAAGGAAGTCCTGGCGGTATTTGATACCGATAAGAAAAACGCGACATTCTCAGGGGTCAACCTTGCTGCAACGATTGAATCGCAGGAGATAGGCGGCGGCGAGAGAGTTCTGATAGACGGTATCAGGCCGTATGTTGACGTTAGTAATACGGCGCACGTTACCGTAGCTCTTAAAACACGCGACGACGTGGGGGCTTCTATAACGACGGGAACGGCTTCGAGTATAGACGCAGACGGACAGGCTCATTTTACCACGTCATCGAGATATGCAAGGGCGCAAGTCAATATAGCCGCCAGTTCAACGTGGACCCACGCACAGGGAGTAGACGCAGATATAACCGCTGACGGGACGGCGTAATGGCTGACTATTTTACGACTAGGGCCAAAGTCCCGAATATACCTAAGGGGCAATTTTCGACTGTTATGAGGCCGTTCACTGCGGCACAGGCGGCACAAAAACGATGGGGATTTAAGGACTTTGATCCTGTCCCCGGCCTTCCATCAGGCCGTGGCACGTTCATGCCTGTGGGTTATACGCAAACCCCGCCTCCAGCGGCGAGTATTGAAAGTGAGTGGGCGACACCTGAACTTTTGAAAGATTTCCTTATTATGATGGAAGGAACAAGAAAACCAATAGCTCCAGAAGAGGTGTTCAAGGGATTGATCGGGCCTACCGGCGGGCCACTTCTGGCTGGCGTTGCCAAGACTGGGTTAAAGGGGTCTGTTGATCCTTCTACTTTGCGTATGTTTGTTGGCGGTGTGCCGAAAGGTGCGGGCAAAGGAACGCCAGCGCCAAAGGAAACTATAGACCTTCTTACTAAAAAATACCCTCATGCAGCGGCTAGAGAAGAACAATACATAGTCACAGAAAGACACCCTGCCAAGGTTGGTCGCTATGGTTCCCCTGGCTTACAGAAAGTTGAGATATTCCCGGGGACTACACCATCAGTTGTCCCCCGAAGACCAGGCGACCCATCAGGTGGTTCAATGGTTTATAACCCGGAACTAGGGCAGATTCGTAAAATAGAACACATTGACACTGACACAGGGGTGGATCTCAGTCTTAATATTGTTGAGCCTAAAAAGCAGAGTTTAGCTCTGCCTGATAAAAAGTCAGATAATATTATGTACCGTGGCATGAGTTCTGAAGAGTTCGACCAAGCACTAAAAACTGGGCATTTTAAATCTAAGGGTGACTATAATGTCCAAGGACAGGATGATTTAACCTATTGGTCGTCAAGACCGTCGCAAGCTCAAAATTATGCCAGTTCTTTTGCACCTTGGCAGTTTAAGCCAACTTTTGAACGTCCAGCTTATGTCGTGGGGGTTAAGCGTAAAAATGTCGCCAGGATAGATGCTGATACGGAATTGGGAGTTAGTGGTAAAACCCCAGTTAATGATGTTGTGGAGATTTATAAAGGAGATGTCCACGCGATAACACCTGGAAGACATCATATTGTGGATGATTGGGGGACTCCTCGTATTTCAGGCAGTAGTTTAGAAAGCCATGTGACATGGTCAAAGTATGACAAAGGAGTAACGAAAAAGATAACGGATGATATACGCCCAGCAAAGGAAAATATAAACACCGTTATTGACGCCAATACGGTTGGTGGGCGGGTTTCTGGTGATGAAATAGTTAATATCAAAACATTATCCGGCGGGCCATCAAAATCATCGCGTGGGCAAAAAGCCGTTGCGGAAACCGTTGAAAAAATGAAAGGCCCGGAAGGCTATATTGAACGGTTGATAGTTGACCAGGATGGCAACGTAATAGAGGGAGCGCATAGACTTGAAGCCTTGCGTCGCCTTGGCGTTGAGGATGTCCCTATAACAAGGATAGTAGACCCTACAGCGAATATTAATACGGCTTCCATGCGTGACGCTATCGAGGGCGTAGGGAATATCCGCTCGGACCACGTTAACCAAATCATGGCGCAAGTAGGTGGTATGCTTGATGAAGTCGGCGGCGACCCGTCTAAGGTTATCGCTGAATTTGAACTCCCGCGTGGGTTTGAAAAGTTTTTCCATGCTGCGTTAAAATCGGTAGTTAAAAAATAAATGAGTGAATTTCCCGGCATTACAGCTTCAACGGCTAATACAGGTTTATTCCTGAGGGACGCCCTCGAATGGTCACGAAGGGTCATGCAGGGGAAACTGAACAACGCAACCCTGTGGACTCTGGCGGCGGATGCGGCAAGCACGAAATTTACGGACGACAGGATAGGACTGGAGACAGCTTTACACTGGAGTCCAACCACGGCAAATGCCGCTGCGATAGTGGCGAGTATGTACGTCTCGGAAGCAAGCAGAACGAACGGTGAAGTGACAATTACTCATACGAATAATTCCAACACTGACAAGATATTCAGGATTACGTTTCATGGTTGATTATTTTACGCGGGGTAGCCTTAGAAGAGACGCGGCACCACTCGAATTTTTACCCAATAGATTCCTCGTACCTCCTAGACCATTCCCACAAGAGGTATCAGGTGAGCAAAGGTCTACCTTCCCATTACCCCCAGAAGCGCCACAATTGTTAGATCGGTATGGCCCAGGGTATTGGACAAACCCCGATACTGATCATGTAATGGATATAGAATCGGAAATGGGGCCGCAGTATTATAGCACAATACCTATGGGGTATGATCCTAATCGGCAGACAGGGTTTTTTAGTAAACTTGGAAACTTCTTCACCTCCCCGTATCAACAATTCAGGGATATGAGTGACGTTCCCGCTACCGGGTCAGGGATAGGTGCCGCCGCTAGTACGTTCGGGCCTATGTTGGCAAGTGCCGCCATTCCCGGCGCGGGTTTGTTTACATTATTATCAAGACTGCTTCCTGACAGCGGGGCTACGCCGTATCAACAGGAAGGTAGAAATGTTAGTGATATTTCATTCGGCCCCAAGATGGCTTGGCTGGGTGCTGACGTTCCCGGCGGCGGTTATTATATACCCAATCAAAAGGTAGACATGGCTCAATTAGGCGGCGGCAGAACACCCCGTGGACGTGGTATAACCGTTCATACTCCTGAAGGCTTGGTAGACGCGACTTACAGAGTCGACCCCACTGGAGCCGCTTCTATTACAAGTGACGACTTTGGCGTCCCTGATGTGGACTACGGAGATATTTACTATGGCGGTGCTGATTACGAGGGTCTGGATATAAGTGACGACGGTTCGGGCGACCAGTGGGACGCCTATTGGGGGGATTGGTAATAACGCAACTCTGGGGAGTTACGGGGTCGGAGATAGACGACGTTTGGCCCAGTGTCGAACCTTTTATCCAGAGGGTTGTGGATAAGGGTTCGGACAA